CACTCCCTATATTGCCCTAGTTCCGCCTCTGCCAGACCACCTCTTTCACCATATTGAATCCAGCCGCCAGGGTTGAATTATTCAAACTGCCATTAAGCTACAGTGTTCTTTCTGTTGTGTGCCTGGTCACTTCTCCACCTCAGGCGGCGGTGTTATCTTGGTAGTTCTCACACAGCCAAGAAGGAAATGAAGGTGAAAAACGCTTCGACTATTTAGTCACTTTAGCCCGTAGGATTGAAGCTCTTGAGAACGCATTCACGGTAGCGCTTCATTCCGTTTCAACCGTCTTACCCACAGTAAAGAGCGACGTCATTGAAAATCTAAATCGTCATGTTCAAGCTTATAAAGGTAAGGATCCTGCCGTTGCCTTGGCAACCAAGTTGCTCATTAACCGAATTGAAGCTTTCAATCCGAAGATAAGAGATTAATTTTGGTAATCTCGCCGTCTTCTATAAAGGCGGCTACTCCCTGTGCTTGCTCTTGCAAGCTTTCAGGATCCGTTTCTTCGATGAACTCTTCATTCGAAGATGCCAGACCAACAGTTTTTGGTTCTTGCTTATCCATCCCGATACTTCATTAAGCTGCTCTGTTCTTGCCGTCGTGCTGCTGATACCTGAGAGAATCATTCGATGCTTCTTTGCCACCTGCAACTACTGCGTGGGCATCCACGTTGATCACTGCTGATGGTGTGAATCTAAAATAATTTAGTTTTTAATGCAACAGTGAAAACTAAAAATATTTAGATTTATAACTGAAAGGTGTTTTGAATGAAGTAGGGCTAGTAGGAAGGGGGGATCAACGCCGTCTGAATTTTCGGTGCTCTACCATTACGCCAATTATTGATATGGGTTCTTGGTCAGAATGTTTTGTTGGGAAATCTTGATTTAGAGGCACAAGTGAAAAAATCTCATTACCCCCAGCATCTCTACCACGTGCTCTGTATTTTTTGAATGTTGCTTCATGTTCACCATTCTTCGCTACAACGTAATCACCAGGCAGCGGACCTATGTCCGGATCAACGATAATTAGATCACCTTCAGTAAACTCTGGCTCCATTGACTTTCCTTTGATTTTTAAGGCAAAAGAACGGGGTGATAGTCCTATGTCAGTTAGGATATAGTCAATATTACCTTCAAGGTTGCTTGCGTCCGACGCGGATGTCCAGATACCAGCCTGAACGTAACTGATAATGGGGATCTGGCGTGTCCCAAAAGATGCGGGAATGATGTTAGAAATTTCTTCTTTACCGTAAAGAATGAAAGCCTCAGAAACACCGAAAAAAGCCGCCAAATTACTCAAAGACTTCCCACCCGGTTCATTCAGGTCACGTTCCCAGTAGCCAATAGTCACATCACTAACACCTAGCGCCTTTGCGACCTGAGCTTGAGTCAGTTTCCTGTCTTTACGAAGGTTTTTTATCCGCTGCCCTTGGGTAAGCATTTTCCATCCTCTTAATGAACCTAAGTTATTTTAGTTTTTATTGATCAAAATAAAATTAAATAATACTATCTAAAATAATTTAGAAACCGGAGGTGTTATGACGACGAGTGACCTTGAAAAATATTTTGGCGAACCCGGTAAAGTCGCTGAGTTTTTTGGGATATCCCCTGAAGCATTTTATTTGTGGAGAAAGCGCCCTGGCCAACTGATCCCGAAAGGCCGAGCTGCCGAAGCTGCATATAGAACCAAAGGTGAACTGAAATACGACCCAACACTTTACAAAAAGGCTATCACCACTGGCGAACAACCATAACTACCAAAGGGAAAACAACATGGTAGACCTGAAATCAGTAGTTAAAAAGATGTGCAAAGCCTATCCCGGCGGTCGGTCTGCTATGGCTGGCGCTCTGGGCATGACTGAAACGCAGTTCAACAACAATTTGTACGAAAAGAACGGCTGCCGGTTCTTCGAAATTGCCGAGCTGGAAGCGATGGAAGACATCAGCGGCACTAATCATCTGGCGGATTACTTCGCCCAGCGCCGCGGCGGTTTTTTCGTTGAAATCCCCAATCGTGACGAACTGGACCACGTTGACCTGTTTATCAAAGGGGTAAAGGTTGCCGCTAAGAGTGGGAAGGTCGATCAGCAGATAAATATTTCGATTGCAGACGACGGGGTGATTGATGAAGGCGAGAAGGCAGAAATTATGGCTCTTCATCGTAAGCATTTAGCTGCCCGCGATGAGTACGTGAAGTCAGTGGTGGCTTTGCATGAAAGGGTTGACGCCTCAGGAGTGCAGTCCCGAGGCGTCGGCGCATTAAAAACGTGTGTGGAGTGATTAACGCATGAACAGTCTACTCATAAAAGCTGGCGTTCCGCAAATCCGCTGTGTTGCGAAAGGCGGGGCCGCTGGCTCTCTTTCGTATGAAGTGATGATAGGTAACCGCTGGATGCCGTGCAACTACCAGTTCGCGGCGTGGTGGGTAGGTTACGTCCGCCAGAGCAGCCAGAAGGTGACGGCATGTCTGAAGAAATCCAAAAGCTGGACAGGCGTTACAAGGATTGGCGGGGCGTTGTGGTACACGTCGTGGGCTTCGACAGAGCAGGGGATCGCGTCATCTTCATGCGCGCCGGTTACCCGCATGAGTGCGCCCAGCCTACTGAACAATTCCGGCGAAAGTTTAAGAGGGTCTTATGAGCGTTAAGTTATCCGCATACGTCTGGGATGGTTGCGCTGCTGCCGGTTTAAAAATATCGGCGGTTGCCATAATGGCGCGCCTCGCTGACTTCAGTTCTGACGAAGGCCTGTGCTGGCCGTCGATCACCACCATTGCCCGCCAGTTGGGTGCAGGTGAAAGCACTGTGCGCACTACGCTGGGCAAACTTGAGGCTGACGGCTGGATCACCAGTACCCAGCGCCGCAAGGGAAACCGCAATACGTCGAACATGTATCAGCTGAATATTGCGAAGCTTCGTGCTGCTGCTGAACCGTCAGATTCTGACGCATCAAAATCTGACACATCAAATTCTGACCGGTCAAAATTTGACGCATCAAAATCCAACACGAATACCGGTTTTCACCCGCCAGAATCTGGGGGGGATCCGTTAGTAAATTCAAAACAAGATCCATCAGATAATAAAACCTCTTGTCAGCCTGCTGTGCAGACCGACGCCGAAGTCGAAATTACTGATCAGGCTAAACAGGTTCTGAACTACCTGAACCAGGTCACCGGCTCCCGCTATCAGGTCAGCAAATCCTCACTGGATAACATCCGCGCCAGACTGCGTGAAGGCTTCACCACTGAAGAACATCAGCGGACGGTTGATTACATGCATGCCAAATGGGGAGGCGATCTGGAAATGGCCGAGTACCTGCGACCGTCCACGCTCTTTCAACCTTCAAAGTTCCCTGGCTACCTCGAAGGCGCTAACGCCTGGAATCGTGCAGGCCGTCCAGCGCGCAAAAACGGGAAGTGGGAGCGTGAAGGTGACGTTGCAGTTGATGCAGCCGAGCGGGATGCGGCATACCGCCGGTTCATTAGCGGAGTAGCGGCAACCAAGGCACCGAGTGCGCTGGAAAAAACGGTTTGCGCCGAGGCCAGCAAAGCCAACATCCGTAGCATGCGTGCCGATTTCGCCATATCGCAGTGGGCCAAGATCTGGAAAGAGTGCGCCCAGCGCCAGCAGGGAGTGAAAGCATGAGCTATCAACTGATATATGCGGACCCGCCTTGGCAGTACAGCAACAAAATCAGTAACGGTGCGGCGGGTGATCATTACAGCACCATGACGCTGGAAGACATCAAACGCCTACCAGTCTGGTCAATCGCCGCTGAAAGCGCGGTGTTGGCAATGTGGTACACAGGAAATTTCGCAGAAGAAGCTGTCGAGCTGGCGCAGGCCTGGGGCTTTAAAGTCAAGACGATGAAAGGTTTCACGTGGATCAAGCTTTATGAGCAGGCGCGGGGGCGTATTGAGCGGGCACTTGCAGAGCAGACCATGATCGACTTTGAAGACTTTCTGGATGCACTCAGCGCCGAAACAGTCATGAACGGCGGCAACTATACGCGCGGTAATAGCGAAGATGTTCTGATCGCCGTCCGCGGCTCCGGGCTCGAGCGCGTCAGCGCCAGCGTTAAACAGGTTGTTCACAGCTGCCGCGGTGAGCACAGCGAAAAACCAGCAGAGGTGCGTTTCCGTCTCGAAGAGCTTTACGGATCAGTATCCCGCATTGAGCTGTTCAGCCGTGGTGACGCCGCTGGCTGGCATCACTGGGGCAACGAAAACCCGTTCAACGATATCGATCTGGTACCGGCAACCTTTACCACGATCCCGCCGGCGCTCAATTCCCGCGTAAAAGTGTTGGCCGGTCATTATCTGGCTGTTACGGCTGGCGCTGATTACCTGCAGGAGGGGGCCGCGTGAACGATTTCCAGAAAATCTGGCTCGATGCCTACCGCGATTACCTGAAGGCCATATCCATCACCGGTGAATATTGCCCGGCTGATTACACCGCTTCGCGGGAACATGCTGACGCAGTTCTCAATAGCCTGATCAAGGCGGGAGAGGTGACTGCATGATCCTGGGAAAATTAATCAGTTCACAGCGCTATCTCGATCGGAAGAAAGTCGTTGATAAAGCGCTTCGCTTCAAAATGTTCCGCGTTTCAGTGTATCCAGTCGTGCTTCGTGGTGTTCAGTACACGGTCCTGATGGACGGCCACCACAACTTTGCGGCGGCGAAATTGGCTGAAGTCGAGCCGGTTTACATCGGGACACCGAAAAAACTGGTGAAGATATTCAGCAAAATGACCGATCGGGAAATCGAGGTGATGCTGATAAACAACCTGACCGACTGCGATTATTACTTTGTCGATACCGGCGAAGTGGTGGAACACCTTCTGATGCCGGAGTACCACAAATGCAACTGACCCTGCCATTCCCGCCAAGCGTCAACGGTTACTGGCGAGCCACTAAAACCGGCGTAAAGATAAGCGCCCGCGGGAGGATCTTCCGGTCAAATGCGCTGGCGGCGATTTATCAGCAGTTGCGCTGCCGGCCACCGGCACTACTCACTGAACTGGATGTGCATCTGGTTCTCTACCCGCCAACCAGGGCGAAACGCGATTTAGATAATTTCCAAAAGGCTCTGTTTGATGGCCTGACCCATGCGGGGATCTGGAAAGACGACAGCCAGGTGAAACGAATGTTGGTCGAGTGGGGACCGGTAACCAAAGAAGGTAAGGCAGAAATAACGATTACTGATTTCAAACCCGCCGGTGTGCAGCCGGTTTAACGTGTGGAGTGATTATGTCGAATAGTTTGCTGTCAGGAAAAGTGGTAACGATGTCGAGCCGTGAGATTGCTGAGCTTGTGCAGAGTAAGCATAGCGATGTGAAACGCTCAGCTGAACGGCTCGCAGTTGGTGGAATTTTAAGCGCGCCGTTGGCGCACACCCCCTATTTTCATGAGCAGAACGGTCAGGAGTATCAGGAGTACTGGTTCAATAAGCGTGACTCGCTGGTGCTGGTTGCCCGGCTGTCGCCCGAGTTCACCGCCGCGGTAGTTGACCGCTGGCAGGAACTGGAATCTAAAAGCCAGTTACCCCAGTCATTGCCCGAGGCTCTCCGCCTGGCTGCTGACCTCGCCGACGAAAAGCTGGCCTTGGAGTCACAGCTGGCGCTGGCCGCGCCTAAAGTTGATTTCGTTGATCAGTACGTCATGGCTAAGGGCTCTATGGGATTCCGCGCGGTCTGCAAATTGCTGCATGCGAAAGAACCGGAATTCCGGTTGTTCCTGCTCGAGAAAGACATTGTTTACCGGCTGGAAGGCCAGTTGACGCCAAAGGCCAATCATTTAGAGGCAGGTCGATTTGAGGTGAAAACCGGTACCAGCCAGCAGAATCAGCATGCGTTTCGCCAGGCCAGATTCACGGCAAAGGGCGTTGAATGGGTTGCTGGGCTGTGGGCTGGTTATCTGCGACAGAAACAGGAGAACGCGGCGTGAGAGCATTACTGAAACCATACCCCCAGCGAGAGTTGGGGATCGTGCAGTTCGCGCTGCCGGCGGACATGGTGAAGTTCTTCAGCAGTAAACGCCTGCTGATCACCAGCGAGCCAGCCGAACTTCATAAACTGCCTGATGGTGTGGTACCGGCTGAAGCGCAGTTTCTTTCACGTGACCCGCGTCTGTCTGGTTTTCTGTCATCACCAGCGGTAATTGCCCGAGTTGGCGGCATGGACGCGCTGACGCTGTGGGTTAAACGCCACCGTGTGTGCCAGTGTCCGGACTACAACGGGGAATTCCATCACCATGAGCTGGTGCAGGTTCCCCGCGGTCGTGGCGTTGTCTGCCTGTGCTGGGCGCATGATAACGAGTTTCGGGAAAAAGAATCGCCAAAACTGGATGCTATCGCGCTGGCGAACGCCGCCGAGTTTGTGACTGAGGCGATCCGGTACCGTTATGGCCTGCTGGACGGGCGTCACCTTACTTTGCCGGAACTGTGCTGGTGGGCCGTGACGAAAGGGCTGGCTCATTTGCTGCCGCCGGAAATTATTTGCGAAGCGCTGGGGGTTAAATACAAACCCCCGGGTGGTCAGGGTAAAGAAGCGGATGTGAACCCGTGGGAGAGGCAACCACGTGAAGAACTGGCGAACAACATCAAACCAGTGCTGGCGCTGGCAATCGATCCGGAGACGCCGGAATCATTCCTCCGTATTCCGAAGCGCCGCCGGTACGAAAACGCAAAATACACCCAATGGGTAAAGCGCCAGCCATGCTGCGGCTGCGGCAACGGGTCGGATGATCCGCACCACATAACCGGCAATGGCTTTGGCGGCATGGCAACAAAATCGCATGACCTGTTCGTGATCCCGCTGTGCAGACGTTGTCACGACTCACTACATGCGAATACCCCAGCCTGGGAAGAAGAACACGGCACACAGGTATTTCTGGTGCTGAAAACAATAGACCGCGCGCTGGCGACGGGTGTTATCGCTACCGGCAAACAAAAATAAAAGTGTGGAGAGAATAATGCGTGATATTCATGAGACTTTAGAACTTTGGGGCGCATGGGCAGCTAGTGATAAAAGCGGGGTAGACTTTTCCCCTATCGCAGCAGGCTTTAAGGGCCTCTTGCCACAAACTTCTAAGTCAAGATTACAGTGTGATGATGATGAAGGAATCATGATAGATGGATGTATATCCAGATTAAAAAAATACAGAGTCGAAGAGCATGAATTAATTATAATGCATTACGTATTTAATTTATCATTAAGAGCTATCGCCAAAAGGAGAAAGTGTTCCGATGGAACAATCAGAAAGGAACTGCAAACAGCATTAGGATTTGTCGAGGGCTGCCTAAGTATGATTTTGAATTAGACTGTGAAAGCCGCATATGCGGCTTATTTTTTACCAAGTTCACGTTTTTCTTTAAATAATTCTTTTATTTTTAACGGAATAAATGTGGACTGGATAAAAGAAAAGCATGTTAAAAATGATATGACATAACCAATAAAACCTTTAAGGAAAATAAAAGTGTTGCCGTGTCTTGCACTATCCTTAATCAACAAATAATTAATAAAAATTAGAGCCAGAGTAACTATGTATAGTAAAAATAAAGCGTAGTATTTATGAAACCTCATAATGAATCGAGTTTCTTGGTTAGCTAAATCTAAAGCGCTTAAATTAGTTGATATAGATGAATTCTCACCAGACATAGTTATTACAAGCAGCAAAAAACCGGAAAGTATTGAGAAAACATTTGCTACTAAATTTAAAGCATCACTATTGTTAATTAAACTCGGAGTTAAAACATAGGAAAAGAGAATAGAGGCTATAAAATTTAGCGCTGTGATAGACAATCCCGTCATCTGCAAATTCTTAAACATATTAGCCTCCTTTTTAATAGATTATAGCTCTTTTGAAACAAAATCTTCTAGTATTTCTTTTGCATATTTCGCTGCTATGGATTTAGAGCCGTAAGGTACTGTAAAGTAGGTTTTCATAACCTTGAGGTCATCACCTTTAATGGTTTCACCTTTTTTTGTCTCTAGGTAAAAATCACTATCAAGGTCACCTACCCATATGGCTGTGTTCGATTCTATTGAACTAGCTATTTCAGAGTTTCCTCGCGCATCAATTGTAAGATGGCCTGAAATACCCTTTTTCTTCACTGCTGGTTCTTTAGTTATTAATGATTTAAGGAAGCCAGGTGTTTTAATAAAATCAGATTCGTCAACGTTAACATTTATATGCAATGCTCTAAAGCCATCATTTTTTATTTTCTGAATAACATTCTTTTTAAGGATTGCTGATGGTATTACTTTAATCCCAAATTGTTCTAAAATTGTAGCTATTTTTGTTTCACACCAATTCGTAGATATCTGCATTAGAGAAGCTATCCGGTTATCTTTAACTAACATAAAAGCATGTAAGTTATCCAGGTTCTCTATATCTAATAAATCTTTGGTGGTTGCTATTGCAGGAGTAATCGAAACCTGTTCTTTAGGGTTGTAAAGGGAAAAATGCATGTAATGGCAACCATTACTTGTCGAGAACTCTTTAAGCTTTAAATGCTTTTCCGCGCTAATTATTACTATGCTATCTTTTTTAAATTTTCCGCTTTTAGTTATTTGGTCAAATAAAATATCTGTATTGTCTGTGTTTACTTTGAATGCTCTAATTTGACATTTTTTAGTTAAACCATCTTTCTTAGTATCAGAGAAGTTCATAACAATCCTTGCTATCTGTGTGGTGAAAAGATTTTATACAATTATTCACGCGTACGCAAAAAGTGTTGTAATGTGGTAAGAGTGGTCACGTAGTCACAAAGCTTAGACAATCTCAGAACCTCGCTCCGGCGGGGTTTTGCCGTTTCTGGAGGATAGTAAAATGCACTAGTAAACGGACAGACCGCAGGCGTCAGCCAACACAGCAGTAGTGATGCTGTCCCGAGTCCCCATCGAGGGAGCCAGATGCAGGTCCGAACTGCAATATGCGCTGGTGAGGGTTATTAAAGAAGAAGGCATACCGGTAGAGCAGTGCGACAGCCAGACGCGCACCGGTTATCAGCGGCGAGGAGCGACAGAACACCCAAGGGCATGGGCGCGGCCACTGCGGAAAGTGGTATCGAATAAAGAAAAACCCCGGCATCTGCCAGGGTTTATTTGTTTGTGGAATGGGCGGCGTACATGATGCTGATAACATCTTGCACGCCATTCGCCCGTTAGTTGGTCACGAGCGAACCGAGGCCCATTGCTGATGTGCACACAGCAAATGGAGCCTATCAAAAAGGGCGTCTCTGATCTATGAAAAATACTGTGGATTTAAACAGTATAAATATTATTTGTGCTGACTCACTCCAATACATCAAAACCTTACCTGATAACTGCATTGACCTGATAGCCACGGATCCGCCGTATTTCAGGGTTAAATCATGTAAATGGGACAATCAATGGCCTGACGAGTCAGCTTATCTGGCATGGCTTGACGAGATGTTTGCGGAGTTTTGGCGCGTACTAAAACCATCTGGCAGCCTGTACGTCTTTTGCGGTTCGCGTTTGGCTGCTGACACTGAGTTACTGATGCGTGAGCGGTTCAAAATTCTGAACCACATCATCTGGGCCAAACCTTCTGGGCCGTGGAACAGGCAGCACAAAGAAGACTTGAGGTCGTATTTCCCAGCCACTGAGCGGATCCTCTTCGCTGAGCATTACAGCGGGCCTTATAGAGGTAAGGCATCAAGTTATTCCACGCAGCGCAAGGAGCAGCGCAAAAATACGCTCAAGCCTCTGGTGGATTATTTCAGTGATGCCCGCAAAGCGTTGGGGATCAGTGCTAAAGAAATTCATCAGGCAACGGGTAAGCAAATGGCTTCGCATTGGTTCAGTGAGAGTCAGTGGCAATTACCCAGTGAGAAAGACTATCTGGCGCTTCAAAGCTTGTTTGATCGCGTAGCCCGCGAAAAGCATGCCCGGCAAGAGATGGAACTTCCTCACCATCAGTTGGTAGTTGAATATCATTCATTATCTCGACGTTATGCGGATCTGGTGGATGAGCTAAAGCGATTGCGACGGCCTTTCGCTGTGACGAGTCTCGTACCTTTTACTGACGTGTGGACGTATAAGTCAGTTCCGTATTATCCCGGTAAACATCCGTGCGAAAAGCCAGCGGAGATGATGAGAGACATCATCAACGCCAGCAGCCGACCGGGTGATGTAGTGGCTGATTTTTTCATGGGATCAGGTTCCACGATAAAAGAAGCAATCAAGCTGGGCCGTTTCGCGCTAGGCGTGGAACTTGAAGAGGAACGGTATAACCAGACATTGGGAGAAATATTTCCGAATGATGGTTATAAAAACTCATAATCTTTTGGCTAATACATGGCAAAAAAAACCTCACCTCTGCTCCGAACAGTAGGTGAGGTAGCCAATTTTCGGCCAACACCAGGGAAGCAAAAAACCATACAGCTTTAGTGGATAATGGTTAAATATTTTTTAAGTGAAATTAAGGGCTGCCAATTGTTGGCCCTTTCATCATTTAGCGGCCAGTCAATCAGCTAACCATTCCACTTTCGCAAAAGTGACTGAGCCGCTAATTCCTTCTTTTATCACGACTGCGCACCCAACCGGCTGACCGGAGGGGGAGACTATGAAAATGGACGAAAAATACAGTAACGCTACATATGGTGGTGCTGGAATTACGGCCTTCTTTGCAAGCTTATCCCTTCAGGATTGGGGCTTTATCGCTGGCGTGCTGATCGGGGCGCTCTTTACTGCTTTGACGTACTTCCTGAATCGTCGCGAACAGATGAAGCGCACCCGGATTCTTCAAGAAATCGCCGACAAGGTGGATGCGAAAAATCCATCAGCAACCGCCCAGGTTGTAAACGAGCTCGCGCAGAAGACCAGCGAGGTCTGAAGTGGCAAACCTTAAAACGAAACTCAGTGCCGCCATGCTGGCGCTGATTGCTGCTGGCGCAAGCGCACCAGTGCTGATGGAACAGTTCCAAAAAGAGAAAGAAGGCACCAGCCTGACTTCTTATCAGGATCAGGGCGGCGTCTGGACTATCTGTGGTGGCGTTACTTCTGTGAATGGGAAACCTGTGTTCAAGGGCATGAAATTAACCCGGCCGCAGTGCGAAACCATCGATCAAGCAGAGCAGGCCAAGGCGTTGTATTGGGTTGAGAAGAATGTTCACGTTCCTTTGACCGAGCCGCAGAAAGTAGGCATTGCTTCATTCTGCCCGTGGAATATCGGCCCCGGCAAATGCTTCACCTCCACGTTCTACCGAAAACTTAACGCAGGTAACCGGTTAGGTGCATGCGCTGAGATAAAGCGCTGGATATGGGACGGCGGGAAAGACTGCCGCATTCGCTCCAATAACTGTTTCGGACAGGTCCAGCGGCGTGACCAGGAAAGCGAGCTGACATGCTGGGGGCTGGATGAATAATAATTCACTGATTGCACTGGCCTTCGTAGCTGGCGCTGCTATTACCTGGTGGGTTGAAGGGTTACTCTGGGACGCCGACGTGTTAGAGCTGAAAGCGACCCACACCGCAGAGCTGAAGAAATTCAGTGATCAGGCCGTGATTGACCTGACTAACCAGAAGAAACGCACCGAAGCGGCACAAACCGCGCTGGCGGCGCTGGATGCCAAACACACGAAGGAATTAGCCGATGAACAGGCCAAAAATGACAGGCTGCGTGCTGATGTTGCTGACGGCACTCGCCGGGTGCGGATCGCGGCAGCAAACCTTGCCACCTGCGAGCTCGTCGGGAACAGCGCTACCGGAACCGGCGGCGTGGGCGATGCAGCACAAGTCGAACTCTCTGGCGCTGGTGGACGGGCTGTTCTCGATCTCCGAGCCAGCGCCATCAAAGACGACAAAGTGATCCAATACCTTCAGGGCTATGCCGCTGAAGCCCAGAAGCGTTGTAAGGTTAAGTGAGTCTGGTTGGGCCGCTTGAAAAAAAGTTTTTAAAATATGGTAAAATTGGGACTCACTTTTGATGAGGAATCAACCATGACTGATGTCATCGTTTCAATCATGACCCCTAAGGCATTTAGTTTAAACGCCGTTCAATGGAAAGATGTTGAATTCGATATTGAATATCTCGATATAAAAAATCAATTTGTGAGTGCCATTGCATTTTCTCCATACATTCGATGGGCAGAAATCCCTACTTTTATAAATAAAGTTCAAAGTGGTAGGTATATGCTGATTGAAAAAACTCCAGAAAAGTTCGTGTTAGCCAAAGGCGATATCGACAAAATCAGAATTTAAAACTACCGACTTCGAACGTTTTTTAATTGCTAAATCTTTTTGATTTAACGTAACCAAAAGGTTATTAAAAATGGCTTGGATTAATATCGAAGTTCATGCACCAGATGTTGGACAGATGATAATCGTCAGAATGGGCATTCATGAGGTTCAAGTAACCTACTTAGGTGAAAGACGAATTGACTACCCGAACGCGGGAGTAGTTGAAATTAACCATCGCGAATATGTAGTTGAGCAATGGAAGCCAATTGAATAAACCAAAACCGTCTTCGGACGGTTTTTTTATGGGAGCGTTTTTGCAGTTCACTATTGATGGTGTCCCGTATGCGTCTGCGTGCAATTCGGATTCAAGTTACCAACTACCATCGATAGTAGTTTCAAGTGAAATGATTAGCAGTGAAAGGTACTCCCGGAGGGAGGCCTCTCCACGGGGCGGCGCGCTCGCGGAAAACGGCTAGTTTTTCGGATCCTAGGTCATCATCATCATCTGTGCAGGTTATTGATTTTTATAATACCCATTTTGCAAAGATGTCGATTCGTTTAAAAAGTGTTCACCATCATGGACCAAGAAATCGCCTCACTTAAACTCAACATCAATCAGCTTGCAGGTATCACCGGTGTGCATCGTCAGACCGTCGCGGCGCGCCTGAAGAATGTCGATCCCGCTCCAGGCAGTAACGCGAAACTTAAATTATTTTCAGTCACGGATGTGCTGACTGAGTTGATGATCCCCACGGTTTCAGGGGATGTCGCTGAGATGACGCCATCCGATCGCCTGGCGCACTGGAAGGCCGAGAATGAGAGACTGAGTTTTGAGCAGAGTATGGGGCAACTTATCCCTGCGGAAGACGTGGCAAGAGAATTTTCGGTTATGGCGAAAGCAGTCGTTCAGGTTCTGGAGACGCTACCTGATGTACTGGAGCGAGATTGTGCTCTGCCGCCGTCTGCCGTGATGCGGATACAAAATATTATTGATGACCTGCGTGACCAGATTGCGCAGAAGGTCATTGACGCAGAACCGGAGGAGGAGACGTCTGAGGAGGACTGATGGCAAAGCGGGCTTCAGCGCGCGGCATCCGGAGAGATGTACCAGGAATACTTCGCGCACCGCGGCGTATGCGTGTTGCCGATGCTGTCAGTCAATATATGCGCGTACCGATGGGGGCCGGTAACTCCGTTCCCTGGGATCCGAATCTGGCGCCGTATGTTATTGAGCCTATGAACTGTCTGGCATCCCGTGAATACGATGCCGTAATTTTCGTCGGGCCGTCCCGAACAGGCAAAACAATCGGCCTGATTGATGGCTGGATAGTCTACAACGTTGTCTGCGACCCCTCCGATATGCTGCTTATCCAGATGACGGAAGAGAAGGCGCGCGAACACAGTAAAAAGCGTCTCGATCGAACTTTCCGAAGTAGCCCAGAAGTAGCTAAACGCCTGAGTCCGCGGCGTAATGACAACAACGTCTACGATAGAACATTCCGTGCCGGTAACTACCTTAAAATAGGTTGGCCATCGATCAACATTATGTCGTCATCCGATTATAAGTGTGTGGCACTGACGGACTATGACCGCTTTCCCGAGGATATCGACGGAGAAGGGGACGGCTTCACACTGGCCTCAAAACGTACCACGACATTTATGTCATCGGGTATGACGCTGGTGGAAAGTTCACCTGGTCGCGATATTCGGGATACCAAGTGGCGACGTAGCTCTCTGCACGAGGCCCCGCCAACAACTGGCATTCTGTCATTGTATAACCGTGGTGATCGCCGCCGCTGGTATTGGCCCTGCCCGCACTGCGGTGAATATTTTCAGCCATCGAAAGATGTGGTTCAGGGATATCAGAATATTATCGATCCCGTGGTTGCCAGCGAGTCTGCATTCATTGAATGTCCGCATTGCCGTGAGAAAATCACGGCTGACCAAAAGCGCGCACTCAACCAGGAAGGGATCTGGCTGCGCGACGGCGAACGTGCTGACCGTAACGGTATAATTACGGGTACAGCAAGACGTTCCCGCATTGCTTCTTTTTGGATGGAAGGCCCCGCAGCGGCATATCAGACCCTATCCCAACTGGTCTATAAGCTGCTTTCTGCCCAGAAGGATTATGAGGTCAACGGCAGTGAAGAAACCCTGAAAGCGGTGATCAACACTGACTGGGGCCTGCCTTATATTCCTCAGTCCAGCGCTGAGCAGCGGAAATCCGAAACCCTTATGGCACGTGCCGCTACCGTCACTAAGCGCACCGTGCCAGACGGCGTGCGTTTTCTGGTGGCGACCGTAGACGTGCAGGGCGGCCGTAACCGGCGATTTGTTGTTCAGGTCACCGGCTATGGCGCGCACGGCGAGCGGTGGATTGTCGACCGGTATAACATCAAACAGTCGATGCGCACGGGGCCGAACGGCGAAAGCCTTCCAATTGACCCGGCTGGCTATCTGGAAGACTGGAACCTTCTGCGCACCGACGTGCTGGATAAACAGTGGCCACTCAACAGCAATCCGGATGTTTCTCTGCCCGTGCTGGCGATGGCCGTCGACTCCGGCGGTGAGGACGGTGTCACCGGCAATGCCTATGAGTTCTGGCGCCAGTGTCGCCGCGATGGCTTGCACAAACGCGTTTATCTCTTCAAAGGCGACAGCACCACCCGCAGCAAGCTGATCACCAAGTCACTGCCGGACAATACCGACCGCCCAAACCGCCGGGCGGAGGCCCGCGGTGACGTGCCCCTCTATCTTCTGCAAACCAATATGCTTAAAGACCGGATCAGTAACGCGCTTCAGCGCGATACGCCGGGGGCGAACTACGTTCACTTTCCTGACTGGCTGGGGGAGTGGTTTTACGACGAACTGACCTATGAAGAACGAGGCGCTGACGGCAAATGGACGAAACCAGGGAAGGGGGCGAACGAAGCCTTTGACCTGATGGTATATGCCCATGCGCTGGTGATTTTGCGAGGGTACGAACGGATAAACTGGGAAAAACCGCCTGATTGGGCGCAACCCATTCAACAATCCGCTCCCCTTGCACCTTCTGAAGCATCCGTTCCGAAACCTCGCAGCAACCATCAAAAACCGAAAACAACCCGCGTCAAGAAAGAGGATAAACCCTCTGCCTGGGCGCCATCGACATCAGGAGGCTGGGTATGAATCAGGCCGATATTGAAGACATGATCCAGCAGTATATGACCGCTGAACGCGCCGTCCTGCAGGGGAAATCCATCACCTTCAACGGGCAGTCCATGACGATGGAGAACTTAAGCGAGATACAAACGGGTCGCGAGAAATGGGAGCGCCGGCTCAGCACGTTACTGGCAGCACAGCGCGGGCGACCGCAGTACCGCCTGGCGAGGTTTGTGTGATGAGCCTGATTGATGATGCCATTGGCATATTTTCGCCGGGTTGGAAAGCCTCGCGCCTGCGGTCCCGTGTGGCTATCAATGCCTACGAGGCAGCATTGCCGACGCGCACGCACCGGGCGAAGCGGGAAAACCGCAACGCAAACCAGCTCACGCAGTTTGCTGGCCGGTCGATCAGGGAGCAGGCGCGCTGGCTGGACAATAATCACGATCTGGTGATTGGCCTGCTGGACAAACTCGAAGAGCGCATCGTCGGCGCGCGCGGAATTGTGGTTGACCCGCAACCCATCCTGAAAACGGGGCTGGTGGCCGATGAGCTCTCGAAACAAATACGGGCAGCCTGGGCGGAGTGGTCAGTTTCCCCCGATGTGACAGGGCAGTTTACCCGTCCTGTTCTTGAGCGGCTGATGGCAAGAACCTGGCTGCGCGACGGAGAGGTTTTCGGCCAGATGGTACGGGGTTCAGCACCCGGACTTACCCCGACGGCGAAAATTCCATTCTGGGTTGAGGCGCTGGAGCCGGACTACATCCCTTTGGAGATGAACGATACCGGGAAGGGAGTTTGTCAGGGGATCTATCTCAACAACTGGGGCCGCCCGACAAAGTATGTCGTCTATAAAAATCTGGTGACTTCAGGTGTGGCGCTCGGTAACACAAAAGAAATCCCCGCAGACGGCATGATGCACCTGAAATTCATGCGCCGGCTTCATCAGGTTAGAGGGAACAGTCTGCTGTCCGGCATTCTGATCCGACTGAGCGCGCTGAAAGAGTACGAAGATTCTGAACTGACCGCCGCCCGTATTGCCGCCGCGCTGGGTATGTACGTCAAAAAAGGAGACGGGCAATCCTATGAAAGCGCGGAGGGTAATAGTAAGGACTCCCGCGAGCTCAATATTGAGCCCGGCATGCTCTTTGATGACCTCGAGCCCGGCGAAGAAATCGGGATGATTAAATCGGACCGGCCTAATCCTAACCTAGAAACGTTCCGAAACGGACAGCTCAGGGCGGTGGCCGCCGGCAGCCGCAGCAGCTTTTCCAGCATCTCACGTAACTACAACGGCACTTACAGCTCTCAGCGACAAGAACTGGTGGAGTCCTTTGAAGGCTATGGAATTCTTCAGGATGCCTTTATCGCAGCGGTGACCCGCCCGATGTACCGCGGCTGGTTGCAAATGGCGATCACGGCGGGCGTGATCAACGTCCCGCCCGATGTGGATATGGCGACGTTGTTTAATGCGGTCTACAGCGGGCCGGTGATGCCGTGGATTGACCCGATGAAAGAGGCTAATTCCTGGCGCGTGCTGTTGCGCGGTGGCGCTGCGACGGAAGGGGATTGGGTCAGGGCGCGCGGTGCAAATCCGGGTGATGTGAAACGCCGCCGCAAAGCGGAAGTTGATGAAAACAAAACGTTAGGTCTGGTCTTCGACACGGATCCGGCAAACGATAAAGGGGAAGCCAGTGCGAAAGAATCAAAGAAATAAACTGGGTGGTTCACCCAAAGCCTCGGCGGGGGACAAAAGCTGGTTCCGCATGAAAGCCAGCGGCGATAAGACGGCTGATATTTATATTTATGACGAGATTGGTTACTGGGGCGTCACTGCCCGCCAGTTTGCCAGCAGCATGAAGGCGCTGGGCGATCTGGACCATATCAACTTACATATCCACTCGCCGGGCGGAGACGTCTTTGACGGCATTGCCATTTACAACCTGCTAAACAGTCATTCGGCAAGCAAAACCGTGTACATCGATGGCCTTGCCGCTTCAATGGCCTCGGTGATTGCCATGGTGGGTAATCCCATCATCATGCCTGAAAACGCGATGATGATGATCCACAAGCCCTGGGGGATAACCGGCGGTGATGCCAACGACATGCGCGACTATGCCGACCTGCTGGATAAGGTCGAAGCCGTGCTGATCCCGTCCTATGCCAAAAAAACCGGTAAATCTTCTGACGAACTTGCCCTGTTGCTGGGTGAGGAAACGTGGATGACCGCTCAGGAGTGTCTTGAGCACGGTTTTGCTGACCAGATTTCTACCGCGGTGCAGGCAATGGCCCGCATTAATTCAAAACGTATCGAGGAATTCGACGCTATGCCAAACGCACTAAAAAACATGATCACCAAGCCGAAAGCGACCACTCAGGCACCGGCTAATCCGCAACCAGCCCCGGCGCCTGCGGCGGTTCCTGTCCCCGCTGCACTGGATGAAAATACCATCCGCAATCAGGTCATCGCCGCGCAGAAACAGCGCGTCACGGGGATCAAAGACCTGTTCGCCATGTTTGGGGGCCGCCATCTGGAATTACAGGCGTCATGCATTGAAGATATCGACTGTACGGTCGATCAGGCCAAGGACAAACTGCTGGTCATGCTGGGGAAAGATGCCAGCCCGTCCAATAAAAACGGCAACAATGCGCACATTCATGCCGGCAACGGGAATTTCACCGGCGATGGGATCCGTCAGGCGCTGATGGCGCGCGCAGGCTACGAAGACCGCCAGAACGACAACGTGTATAACGGCATGACCCTGCGCGAATATGCGCGCATGTCGCTGACCGAGCGCGGGGTGGGCGTTGCGGCTTATAACCCGATGCAGATGGTGGGACTGGCGATGACGCACACCACCTCTGATTTTGGCAATATTCTGCTGGATGTGGCGAACAAATCTCTGCTGCAAGGCTGGGAAGAGTCACAGGAGACATTTGAAGCCTGGACGAAGAAAGGGCAACTCTCTGACTTTAAAACGGCGCACCGCGTCGGGCTGGGCGGCTTCCCGTCACTGCGTAAGGTACGCGAAGGGGCGGAATACAAATACGTCACGACGACAGATAATAGCGAAACCATTGCGCTGGCCACCTACGGTGAAATTTTCTCCATTACCCGTCAGGCCATTATCAACGACGATCTGAACCAGCTGACCGATGTCCCGATGAAGATGGGCCGCGCCGCAAAAGCCACCATCGGCGATCTGGTGTATGCCGTGCTGACCGGTAACCCGAAATTATCAGACGGCAAGGCGTTGTTCAGTAGCGATCATAAAAACCTGGCAACCGGTGCCATTGACGTCACGAACCTTGATGCGGGCCGCCAGCTGATGCGTGTTCAGAAAGAGCCAACCACCGGTCGCACCCTGAATATCCGTCCGGCATTCCTGCTGGTGCCAACCGCCCTCGAAACCGTGGCAAACCAGACCATCAAATCTGCCAGCGTGAAAGGTGCCGACGTTAATGCCGGTATTATCAACCCGATCCAGAACTTTGCGACGGTGATCGGTGAACCGCGTCTGGATGACAACAGTACCAAATCCTGGTACCTGGCCGCTGCACAGGGTATGGACACCATTGAAGTAGCTTATCTCAACGGCGTCGAATTGCCTTACATCGATCAGCAGGAAGGATTCAGTTCTGACGGTATTGCAACGAAAGTGCGCATTGATGCTGGCGTTGCGCCGCTCGATTACCGCGGTCTGGTGAAATCCTCCGGACAGTAATCATACTTCCGCTTTCTCCGAATGCCCGTAAGGGCTTTTTTTATACCTAAAATTCGCCCCTTCCGGGGCGTCTGGAGTTTTCCAATGGCTAAGAATTTTGTGCAGGAAGGTCAGACGATCTCCATTACTAATACCGGCTCAGCCGCAATCGTCAGCGGCGACCCCGTAGTAATGGGTTCCCTGCTGGTTGTATCACTGGTGGACATTGCGCCAAATGAAACCGGCGAGGGTATGGCTGAAGGGGTGTTCCTGCTGCCGAAAGTTTCCTCCGATGTCATTCCCGCAGGCACAAAAGTGTTTATCGCGGACGGCGAAATTCAGCTGGCCTCTGCGGATGCGGTCGCTGCGGGTATTGCCTGGGAAGCCGCCGGTGCGGGCAGCACTTTTGTTGAAGTGAAAATCAATGGCTAACGCCTTTGATGCGTTGGCAGCGCGGATGGATGCGGTAACGACCGCGCGGTTTGGGAGGGAGGTGGTAATCAACAGCGCCGTGTTTATCGGTGTTGAAAGCCATTTTCTGCCTGAAATGGGGCCGGTGAGCGGGGACGGCTTGTCTCTCGTGGTTTTCTCACCCGATTACCGTCCGCACCGTAACGATCAGGTGGTTTATCAGGGAGAAAGTTACATCGTCACCCGTCATCAGTTGTTTAACGGTAAACCGCAAATCTGGCTGGAGTAGGAGGGCGAGCAATGTCGGTAAAAGGGTTAGAAAAAGCGATTGAAAACCTGAACAGCCTGAGCCGATGGATTGTACCGGACGCGACGGCTAAGGCTCTGAATCGTGTAGCGGGCCGAACGATAAGTCACGGGAGTCGCAAAGTAGCGAAAGAGGCGACGGTAGATGATAACCGTAAGAAAGGTTTGCCGGTTCGCCTGGTGCGACAACGGGCAAAGCTCAGGAAAGCCAAACCTGATCGCCTGATCGCCTCGATTAAAATCAACCGTGGCAACCTTCCTGCTATCAAACTGGGCGCCGCCCGGACACGGTTATCACGGCGTAAGGGCGCAAAAAACGGGCATGGAAGCGTCCTAAAAGTGGGTCCCTACACCTTCCGAAACGCTTTTATTCAGCAACTCGCGAATGGCCGTTGGCAGGTCATGCGCCGTGTGGGACAGGCTCGTTATCCCATTGACGTGGTGAAAGTGCCTCTGGATGTCCCGCTGACGGAGGCGTTCACCACGATATCCAAGGGACTGATTGAGAGTGATATGCCGAAAGAGCTGTCTTCTGCCCTGAAAAATCAACTAAGGATCCACCTGAAGCGATGAATAAACACAGCGCTATCCGAGCGGCCGTGCTGGCGAAGCTGCGAGGCGATATTACTGATCCAGTGACCTGGTTCGACGGGCGGCCCGTATTTCTTGAAGAGCAAGATTTGCCGGCCGTTGCAGTGTATCTGTCGGATGCCGAGTACACCGGCGACACGCTGGATGAAGACAGCTGGCAGGCCGTGTTGCACGTTGAAGTTTTTCTGAAAGCAGTAAACCCAGACAGCGCACTTGATGCCTGGATGGAGGAAAAAGTCTATCCCTCGATGGCGTCTATACCTGCCTTGGCTGACTTAATCGAAACCATTACACCGCAGGGCTATGACTATCAGCGTGATGATGAAATGGCCACGTGGGGTTCGGTAGATCTGTCCTATTCCCTCACTTATTCAATGTAAGGATTTTTTATGCCTACTCCAAATCCACTGGCGCCGGTTAAAGGTGCAGGGACAACGCTCTGGCTGTATACGGGTTCTGGTGATCCTTATGCCAATCCTCTCAGTGATACTGACTGGACCCGCCTTGCGAAAATTAAGGACCTCACTCCGGGTGAGATGACCGCAGAGTCCTATGATGATACTTATCTGGACGATGAAAATGCCGACTGGAGCTCAACCGCTCAGGGTGAGAAATCAGCCGGTGATACCAGTTTTACTTTAGCGTGGAAACCGGGCGAATCAGGCCAGCAAGGCTTAGTCGAATGGTTCACACTCGGCGATGTGCGCGGGTACAAAATTAAATACCCAAATGATGCTGTTGATGTTTTCCGCGGCTGGTTGAGTAGCCTGGGTAAAGCTGTACCTGCAAAAGAGGTTATTACCCGCACCGTTAAGGTCACTAATTCTGGCAAACCTTCCCTTGCCGAAGAGGACCGGTCAGTCGTTGTCCCTGTAACCGGTTTAACCGTCACGCCAAAAACGGCAAGCGTTGCGGTAGGGAATACCACGACCGTCACATTCAACGTGGCTCCAGCTGGAGCCACAGACACATCGCTGCGCATCGTTTCGTCAGATAAAACTATCGCAACCGTGACCGTCGTCGATAACGTCGTGACTGTCAAAGGTGTTAAGGCGGGTGCAATGCAAGTGATCGGTATGACCCCGGACGGCAGTTTTGTGGCGACCGCTGACATTACCGTTTCCTAACTTTCTTTTTGCTCACTTTAAAGGCCCCACTCACGGGCCTTTTCTATAGGTATCAATTATGTTTCTAAAGAAAGACACGCTGACAATAGGCGACCAGAAGGTAACACTGCACGAATTATCTGCGCTCCAGCGCGCCGAGTATTTTGATTTTCTGGCGGATAAAGAGGCCAGTATCGCCGAAGGCGGGAACGAGTTTAAAAATAATGCCCGCCTAATGAAATTCAACATCGAAGTGAATGCCTGGTTGGTGTCGCGATCCCTCTGGCATTCGGAAACCGAGCCTAAGCGAGAAGAAGGCGAAATTCAGCAGCAGGTCATGCGCTCATGGGGTACCCACGGGTTGAACCAGGCCGTCGAAATGGTTCTGGATCTGAGCGGTATGACACCTCCAAAAACCGAGATGCCTGAAGGTAATACTGATCCTGCTCAGGTTGAAGATGCATCGGTAGGGACCCGACCACTGGCAAAATAGCCGCCCGTGAACGCGAGTTTGCATACCGCCTTGCAAGGGAGTTTCAACGTCCTGACTGGCGCAGGATGTTGAGTGAAATGAGTGCGTCCGAGTTTTCTGGCTGGTCAACATTTTTTGCCCAGACCCCCTTCAGCGATCAGTTGCTTGATGCTGAGTTCGCAACGATGAAGGAACTCATTGCAGCAATGTTCACGGGCAACAACGACCTTTCAGCAATTAACTTTAGCCTCCTTTCACAGTCGGAAGATGAACCTGACAAAACGGATGAAGAGCTGATGTTAGCGGGTGAAGGGCTTTTTGGGGGGAGCAGATATGTCCCAGCAAATTAGTGACCTGGTCATTAATCTAGATCTAGATAATGCCTCTTTTACCGAGCAGGTTGCCCGTATTAAAGGGCAGCTTCGTACTATGGCTGATGATTCGGATAAGTCATTGGCTAAGGTTGGGCAGGCAGCCGATCGCCAGGCAAACGCACTGAAGCAAATGAGTGATGCGGGAGCCAGTGCCGCGAATGATATTCAGGCCAAGCAAGCCGCAGCCGCGGACGCAATGAGTAAAGACTGGAAGAAAACGGCGGCGGCCGTGGATGAAACCCACCGCAGGGTTGCTGAGTTTAGCCAACAACTCCAGGATAGTGCTGCACGTGCATCCGCAACGGGAAAGCAGCAGGATGAATTAGCTGAGGCATTTTTCCGCCAGATTGATGGCGTTAAACAGCTTAACGGCGAAACACAATCGCTGACGAGAATTCAGGGACAATTAAGAAGTGCCCGGGATCAGGGGAAAATATCTCAACAAGACTATCTTTCACTGATTTCAGCGACAACAGCGCGTCAGAAGGAATTAACCTCCGCCGAGGAGAATGCATCGCGCTCCCGCACCCGATTCCTTCAACAATTGAAATCTCAGGTTGTCGCGCAAAGCCTGTCCAAAGAAGAGCTTCTGCGCGTCAAGGCTGCTCAACTTGGTGCTGGCGATGCCGCGGAAATCTATATCAGGAAGTTAGAGGCTGCGAAAAAATCAACGCATGGACTTGGCCTTGAAAGCGCGGCCGCTCGCCGAGAAATTGGCATTTTAGTCGGTGAGGTGGCACGTGGAAACTTTGGCGCGCTCCGCGGTTCAGGCATTACGTTAGCAAACCGTGCAGGCTGGATAGAGCAACTGATGACGCTGCGCGGCCTGGGTATCGCCGGTGTTGTCGGTGGTATTGCCACCGCGGTATATGGACTAGGTAAGGCCTGGTATGAAGGGAATCAGGAGTCGATTGAATTCAATAAACAGCTCATTCTCACGGGCAATTATGCGGGAAAAACATCAGGCCAGTTGGCAGAGCTCGCTAAATCTCTGGGAGGTTCACAGGCAACAAACGCCGCTGCGCTGGCGCAGGTTGTTGGTAGTGGCAGTTTTAAAGGTTCGCAAATTGAGAGCATAACCCGCGCTGCGGTGGCTATGCAGGAAGCCACAGGCAAGTCAGTCGATGAGACGATTAAAAACTTCGAAAAGCTTTATGATTCACCCACAAAAGCTTCTTCTGAGCTCAATAAGCAACTTCATTATCTAACAGCGGGACAGTTCGAATACATTTCTCAACTGGAGCGTCGGGGGGATAAAGAGTCAGCTGGGCAGGTTGCAGCAGATGCCTACAGTCGTGCTGAGCAACAAAGAAGTCAGCAGATTTTAGATAATCTGGGGCTGGTGGAGCGTGCAGCCCTTGCGACGCGCAACGCGTTTAAGAGCATGTGGGATGAACTGTTGAATGTAGGGCGCGGTGGCAACGACGCTGCTACGCTTCAGACCATGAAAGATACGCTGGCTGAAATTCAGGCAAACAGTACTCAGGGTATTTGGGGGCGATTTAAAAACAACTCCATGGGCGTGGATAAAACCCAGCTCGAAGCTGATATCCGTAACCTTGAGTTTGTCGTGAAATCGCAGGAAGGGTATAACCGGTCAAAAGCAGAATTTAATAAAATCAACAATGATGGTGTTGAGGCTCAAATAGCGTTCAACAAATATCTTGATGCCGGCACCACGCAGGCTGAAAAACGTGCATTGGCACAGAAGGACCTCAATAAAGCCATCGCAGATAATGCTCAGGCTGCAAAGGCAACTCAGGGTCTCTCACCTGATAAGCGCGTAAGCCTCTGGAATGATACTGATATAGCGAAGGCGCGGGCAGGTATTGAGAAGCTTTATAAAGATCCTAAAACGGCAAAGGCTAAAGGCTATGTAACGCCGGCGGGCGACCGTGCCGAAGATTCAGCGCAGAAAAACCTGCTGGCCTTACAGTCCCAGCTTAAAGTCCTACAAGAACACAAAAGCATCACTGATACCATCAGCCAGCAACGTAAAGAGCTCTGGAATACCGAGGCTCAATTTGCCGTTCTTGAAGATGCTTCACGCACTCGCCAGTTATCCAAACAAGAGAAGTCGCTGTTATCTAACAAAGAACAGGTGATTCAGCTCGCCCGTCAGAAGGCACTTTTGGGCGATCAGATTGTGGCCCAGGAACAACTGAATAAGCGAATGGACTCCTCACAAAAGTATGTCACTCAAATGGCAGAGAAACAGTCTGCCCTGGTGGGAAGTGCAACGCTCAGTGACAGAATGGCCGGCCGGGAATCCACCTTTGCACAACTGCGTAGCGGTTGGAAAAATGCCGGTGGTGATCTGGGAGATGCTGGCTATCAGAGAGAGCTTGCCGCTGCACAGCAATATTACGCTGAAGAGGATAAGTTACGCGGCGACTGGCAGGCAGGCATCCAAAAAAGCTGGGCAGATTACGCTGATTCTGCGACGAATTCTTATGAGCAGATTAAGAACGTAAGCGGCAGCGTACTTAATGGTGCAAGCTCTCAACTTTCTACTTTTCTGACAACAGGAAAAGCCAGTTTTAAGGATTTTACGAAATCCATACTGAGTATGCTGACTGAAATTCTGGTCAAAATGACACTGGTCAACGGGGTAAACAGTGCGGCAAGTGCTTTCGGCTGGGGTGGCCTGAAGGCCAATGCGAATGGCGGTGTTTACACTTCGCCGGGGCTAAGTG